GGTTTAAATTTTTGCGATAAGTAATAAGCTAAACCTGATGCCATACATGGCACAAATCTGTAAGGTACATCTGTTGCATTAGTATAATCACCAACATCTTGTATTCTTTTTACATAGTAATAATTAATTGTATTTCCTGCTTCTGTTGAACCAGGTGTTAAGTATAAAGTGATTGTAACTTTATCTATAAATCTTTGTACGAAGTATTGTGAAGGCGTTCCTTCAGATGTTTTATTTGAAAGACCTTGATATGTAGATCTGTTTATTTTCGTAAGGGGTGAGTCAACACTTGAAGAGTTTCTGTAAACAGCTTCTAATATATCGTCAACACCATAAACAGCTGTAGCATCTGATGTGCCATCACCTGTTGATCTAAACATTGTGTATTCTGCTTGACCGCTAACTAATGTAATTGAATTATTTGCTACTTCCCAATAGTGAAGACCTCGGTTACCCCACTCTTGAAACATAATATTAAGAGAACGTCTGGCCATACGTAACTGATTACCAGATACATTTTGTAAACCTATTCGTTCATAAGACTCTTCTATAATCTCATCTATAGCAAATGTCTTGTCGAACGTTGTAGTTCCTGAAGTAGTATTAGCCATTTAATACTCCTTACTTATCTAATATAATTGTTGCAGTAGCGTTTGAAATTGCTGATATAGTCATACCACCTTCAAACAAAATACCATCTTCTGCTAAATTATATGAAAACACGTCTCCAGCTGGAACATCCACTTGAAATTGTGTAACAGAATTACCGTCTTGTAAAGTTACTGAACCTGCTGATCCAGTTGAAGCAAGAATAATTCCTCTTAATCTTGTTCTACCTGCAAAGACTGATGTAGCATCTGTTTTTCTAATTGCTTTTACGTCTGATTTCATTTTTTACATCTCCTTAAATTTTATGTGGGGCCGAAGCCCCACACTAATTATTTATTATGCTAGATTATTATTTTGTGAATACAAAATAGTAAATCTAACTTCACCAGCATTTGTTGCTGCTGAACTTGTGAAAGTTAATCTGATGTCAGTTGTTCCAACATCTTCCCAAGCTAATGCTCCACCTGCTTGAGTTGTTGGGTATTTTCTACCAGCGTCTGTTCCACTTGCATAAGTGTTCAAAAGTGTTGCTGCTCCACCAGCTACATCACCAATACTATAGTTAGTAGTAGTGTTAGCTGCTGTGATTTGATCAATCACAATATCAATGATTTGTGAATTTGCAGGAATTACAACGTTTTGTACCTCCGCTGCAATTGCTCCGCCTGATAAATCAGCTGCAAAAGTTTGAGACATTACAACTTGTCCAACATTCGCGATGTTAGTACCAATAGTTGTACCTGTAGTGTTTGAAATCGTTCCCGCTCTTATCGGTCCCGAAAATGTAGTTTGTGCCATGTTATATTCCTCCTAGAATACATAAATGTAGTCCCTAGGGATGTCGACCATACGCGTCTACATTTACTTTGTTTTATTAATGTATGGTGCGTAATTTATAGCTTAGTTTTGTGAGAAGTGCAAGAGAGTTTGTAGTGGAGTTGACGTTTCCAGCGATTTAGTAGCGTTTCTATTAAGTAGCTACTGAAACTTGAGGTGCAGCATCTTCTATTTTACTAACATGATTAGCTTCTTTAGCTTCTACCATCTTAATATGATTAATAACTTCTCTAATTTTGTTATCAATCTTAACCATATCGAGAGTATATCTACCCTCGTCGTTATAGTGCTGCTCCCACTGTAGTTCTAAGCCCCTCTTCTGTTTGTAAAGGGATTGAACGTGTGTTTGCATCATTAACCTCCTCATAGGTTATCCAAGTTTTACGTAAATTGTAAAATCTTGATTCTTCCCATACTATATCAGATTGTCCTACTTTGTCAATGATTGCATCGTTAAAAGATTTATCATTGTCCTCACAAGTAATTTCAAACTTTGTGAAGTATCCTCTGGACCTAATCTGTACGAGATATTTTTTCATATGAGTTTTTCTTTCTATCATAAAAAAAGGGGCGCCGCAACGGACGCCCCTAATTTATTTTTCGTTAATCTAGTGATTACGCACCAGGTGAACCGAAAATACCTCTAGGGTCTGAGAATCCAAAAGAATATCTCTCTCTAGCTTTGTATCTTACGTTACCTGTATCGAAGTCACCTTCCATAGCTGTCTTAATTGGAGATCTAACGAACATTTTTAATCCGTTAGGTACATCTGTCTTGATGAAGAACGCATCAGTGTCAGTTAAGTAGTTGTTCACTACATAACCTTGAGGAACCATCCCCATTGATACTACTGCGTTAATATCATTATCAGCTGTTCCAACTCTACCTTGAGATTTCATCAATCTCTCAGCAGTAAATTGAAGCTCAGAAGGAATAATCATTTTTACTCCTCTTGCTGCAATTTTAAGACCTCTTTCATCAGTGAACGCCGCGATATCAATTAAAGACTGCTCTAACGATGTTTCGTTAAGATCAGCTGATGTCGCTAATTCATTTGAAAAAGTTCCAGCTATTGTTGGATGGTCAGTAGCACAAAGCTCCTTTCCATCTCCACCTGCGAAGCTAGAGCTGAATGCATTGTTTAATACATTCGCAGCTTTTACTTGCTTAGTGTTTGCCATCGATCTTGCTAATGCTTTTGTATATCTAGACGCAAGTCTGTCGTACAAATTGTCCTCGATTGCTTCTTCAGTAATCGCGAACGCAAGAGCAATTGTCTCATGCGAATATCTAGCCGTGAAAGTTTCTTGTGCATTGTCAAAAGTCACGCCTGAACCTTCAGGTTTAACTTGAGCATTTGCGAAACCAGATAACATTACTTCTTCTTCAAAAGCTCTGTCACTGTTTTCTGTGTCGAAAATTTCAGCATGCTGATTTTCATATCTTTTATATTCCAAGCCGAATAGTGCATTCAAACCTGGCTCTAGTTCTTTAACTAGTTGTCCTCTGCTTATTGCCATAATTTTATCCTCCTATTACGTGCCTGTTGAAACATTAAGTTCATGTTCTGCAATGATCACGACAAAATTTACATTAGCCGAAGCTATGTCATTGTTGTCTGGATCTTTACTGATTCCCATGATTTTAAGTTGTTGAGCTGTAGTGTTTAAAGTAGAGTCATCTAACTCGACTTTAGAAACATAGTTAGGTGATGATCCAGCTGTGTAAGCTAAATCAGCAGTCTTTCCTACGTCTGTCACTGCAGAAGCTCCTGAGTTATTAGATTGTATTTCGAACCTTTCGTAAGGGTCGTCTGCTACGAATCCAACAATGTCAGTCGCTGTATTTGAAGCCTCCAAATGGTTTGCATATGTAGGCTTGGAAGTTGATGCATCTGTAAAGAAAACACCAGTAAGAGCTCCTCTCAAATTACCGCCTGCGCCAGCTACTAATAAGTAACCGCCTGAAGTTTTTACTGGATCGTTTTGATAGATCGCAGAAGAACTTGCAGCAATTGAGTATTCACTCAAACCTTGGTTGTCTTTATTCTGACCAACTTTTCCGATTGCTTTCAGTCCGAAAGCAGCGTCTTGGTTTGCCATATTTTTTCTCCTTAGTTTATATTAATTCAATGGTAGGGATTAACCCGAGAATCGTTAAAAAATTAACTTTTCTTTGTACCACCGAAAGTTACACGAGTCTGCCTCTCATTATTGATAGGCATACTTGGATGCTGTTCCTTCATAAGATCGTTGTTTACTGCGTCGTCTCGATCCTTAGTTTGCTGTGCAAAATAAGCTTGTCGAGCTTTTGCGATCTCCTCTGGTATCCTTGCTAGCACAAGGCCGCCAACTCCGATTACTCCTGAGTATTTGCCTTCGGCCACTTGAGGGTAAGAATGATCTGGATATTCATCTGCTCTAACGAGTTCCCAGCCAGATCTAAATTTACCTGACATGTTTTTTGTATCGTCAAAACCTAATACCTCAGTTCTTATCCATCTGTGTCTGAATCCGTCAGGCGCAGGTGGTGCATCTAAAGATGATGGTGGAGTCCAAGTCGTAGGTCTTTTGTTTTTGTCCCTTGACTGACTCGCACGAGAGGTCTTGTTGTCTGTTTTATTTTCCATATGCTTATACTCCTTCCGTGATTTTTAATTGTTTCGCATATTCTTCCAATGGCACTCCTAATTTTTTAGCGATTGCAACTTGAGAAGGGGTGAGTCTCACAGTTTTGCGACCAG